TACCAAACCTTGCATCTCGTGATATTGTTGCCTGGTTAACGGTGTCCGATGAAGCCATGAAAGAGAAGCCTGAGCGTCTATTCTTAAGGTAGCACAGTCCGTAGCATCTTGAATCCGCCTTGCAAGCCTCCCAGAATATATAGAATAATCTGTTTGATTCTCTAAAGTCTGCGTGGCCCACGTCAATTTTAGTCCACTGCAAGTACATGTAGTGAGAACCAGTAATATAAGTAGGAACACCTTTGTTATAGTACCAATAACCTTCTTCACGCCTAACAAACTCTTTGTTAATATATTCATAATGCTTTTCTTTAAACGCTATAGGTTTTTGATTCCAATCATATACTGTATTAATTCTTTTTAATTCAGCTGGATAATCTAAAACATTCCATCGTTGTTCTGTTATTTTTTTAGAGCACTTATAAACGTCTTCAGCTAAAGGCAAAGCTATCAATAGGTTTTGTATGCTATATATTTCACCTATTTGCCCTGTTTTGCTAACCACAACAACGTCGTAATCTTTATCGTATCCGTATTTCCACTTTTTAAGCCTATTAAGTCTATTAACAACTTTAGGTTTAATATGGTCTTCTACTATGTGATATAAGCTTTGTTCGTACATTACTTAGATCTTCCTTCGGCAAAACCTTTAAAAGACTCAACTTGAGTTTTTACTGGCTTTTCATTTATTATATTTTCTTCAGCTTCTATTCTAGCTAGTATTTCAAAAGCGTCAAATATTGCTAATTTTTTAGTAGCAGCAGCGTTTTTAAGTCTATCAGCTGAGATATCATCTTCTGAGTCTACGATCTTTTCTTTCGCTACTTTTATAAGTTCTTCAACTGCTATTTGCCCAGCTTGGATTATATTCAGTTTCGTTTCCTTTATTTTCATACTTAATTAAAATATCATTTGATTGCATACAATAAAGTACCTCACCGTCAATTAAGAACTCAAATTCTCTGTTCTTTTTAAATCCGACTAAATCTCCATTGCTTATTTTAAGAGCTTCTAAGGTGCTATTATTATATTTGACTATACCAACGCACTTTTTAAGCTTACTTAAGTTAGAATCATCCTTATTAACCACAGGCTTAACGAAGCAGTAGTTGTCTAGAGTTTCCCAAGAGTTATTACTCTTTTTCATATACACTTGATCTATAGAGGCAAAACACATATCATCTTTAAAAAACTTTGTGCTATTAACTGACTTACCTTTTAAATCGTAGTATCTTCTAAATAGATTGTGATGAACTATAACTCTATCGCCTTTCTTTAACTTAGTTTTATAAGCTAATGGCGTTGCTATTATTTCTGCTTCTCTATTTACAAACTTATGGTCAGAGATACTAGAATTAACTATTAGCTTTTTATCACCAATAGTTATTTCATTATTGTATCTTTCACCTATAGGTTTTACTATAAACTGGTGAATACTATTCATTAATATTCTAAATCGTATTCAATTGATACCGCCATGTTTTTATTAAACTTCTTCCAAGGCAAGATCTCATCACTCTTTTTTATATGGATATTATACGACTGCTCGTCTTCTTCAAAAAGAATATGAGATATTGTATGTCCTCCATATACAGACTGACCAACCGCATAGTGCATAGCATCATTTTTGTAATCAGAACCAATGCTGATTTTTCTTATGATGTGGTCCACTATTCTTCTTTTTGAATCTTAGTGTATGTTCCGTCTTCAATGTTTATATTGATAGCTCCGTAAACATCTTCTAATTCTTTTTTGTATTTTTCAATGTCATCTACAATTCCAGCATACTCATGTAATAAGCTATGCTTTTGAGTTTCCAAAAAGCCAATGTTAGTTAAAGACTTATTTAAATCTTTTTGATGCTTTGTGATTACTTCTAATTGCTCGTCTGTAATTTTACTTACTTCTTTACTTTCTACTTTTTTCATTTGATTTAATTTAATTGATTGTTGTTATTATTTTTATCTAAGGGCTAGTAATCCTGATGTTGGACTTCCAGCTGCTGCAGTATTAACGCTAGTACATAGTACGTCTAAAAAAGTTCCAGCTGCTACACCTACAAATTTAATTTCAGTTGAATCACTTGCTAGTGTTACGGTTATATCACCTCCAACTCCAACATATAAAGCTACTGGCTGTTGAGTGAAATTTGTACTTGGTACTTCTAAATTAGCAGTAGCTGGAGTATATGTTATTACTCCTGTTATAGCTGGATCTTGAACACCAAAAGCCTGTATTAAAGTTGTTGCACTAAATATAATAGTTTTACCTGCTGCAAAGTTAGGTCCTTTAGTTACCACTGTTATGCTAGCTACTGTACCGTCTGCGGCTGAGGTTACTTGATATAAAGCACCTGCAGTGGTTCCTAGTGCGGTTTTAGTGGCTGAACCTGTGAATGTTCCACCATCTGCATAAACAATAGCTGTTGTGCTAGCAGGTAAATTAGCTACAGTGCTAGATAAAGCAGCGTTTGCTAGCAATACAGTTTCAGCTTTTAGCGTAGAAACTAAAAGAAGATCAATAGCACTTGTAGTGAAATCACTTTGATTTTTTTGATACATAATTTTTTATTTTACTTTATCTTTTATTTTTTCGTATGTTCGAAGACCTCCTAATCCTAGCATACCTAGAAGCACGGTCATTAAATGTTCCATTTGTAACGGTGGTGGCGCGTCGGTTGTTTTAGTTATCCATATAAATAAATCTCTAATAACAAAGTTGTAAGCTAATGCAAATCCGCATATCCAACCTATAAATGGTCTCCAACCAGCAACGAATAAAGTTCTGTGTGAAGCTTCAGCTAGATTTATCTTGGTTTGAAGTTCTATTAGTTTTTCAGGATCTAATTCTTTCCCTTTAATTGCTTCTCTTATTTCCCAAGCCAAACCACCGGCAACAGATTTTCTACCTTCACCTCCTTTTAAAAGACCTAGTAGTACTTTCCACATTATGCTTTTTGAGTTTTAGTGTATGCTTCTTTTTCCCAAGGAAGGTTTTTATTACCTTCTTCCATTGAAGCTCTTGAGTATTTTTTGCCTTTCCAATAAACATTTTTGTCATCATAAGCCAAGTCGCCTCTTTTCATTTGATCTAAATGTATTTTCTCATGACATATAACGTCATCTATTTGTTCAGGATCTTTAACGTCTTTATTAATAATTATAGTACCATTATTATTAGCCTTGCCTAATACACCATCTTCCATATCTACGTGATAAATAGGAGTATTGTCAGTACTATAAGGCGCACCTTTCATTATAAAGCTCATAAATTATTGTTTGTAAGGAAAAACTTTATTTAAAGTTTCTTTTCTTTGTTGACAACCACAGGGAATATTTAATCCCTGTGATACTTTGTCAACGAAAGTTTTGATTCCGGTTGCTTCTGTAAATTTCTCTACGCTATCGCCGAAACCTTGTGATTTACTCATATTATGCAAAAGTAGCTGTTCCCCAGAACATTGGAGCTCCATTTGGAAGTGCTACTGTAGCTGCTGCTTGGTCATTACCTAAAGAGCAAGTTGTAACTACTCCACCTGGATTAGCTGTAATAGCTGAATGTACTGCGTCTTCTAAAGGATTTCTTTGTCCGTCTACAAAAGCTGGAGCAACTAAAGCTGAAGCTGATGTTGAAGGTTGAAGAGTCAATGTAGTGTAACCAGCTTGAGTATTTCTACCAGTAAGACCGATAACTACGCTAGATTGAGCTCCTGCAGCTCCTGCCGCTGTTACTGTTGTGATGTCTTCTACATTTACTAAGATCGGTGAGATCGGAGCAGCTGGTTGAACAGCGCCTGTAAGTGTAATGTTAAATTTGATGAATTTTGCCATTGTGTTTGTTGTTTGTTGTTTGTTGTTTGTTGTTTGTTGTTTGTTGGCTAGGTTTATACAGTCCTAATCTGTTTTATTACATTTCTTTCTTATACATTCCTAACGGAGATGAATGAGAATGTTTAGACATAAACGAACCTCCGCTAGCGTGTTTAGCTATAGGATTATCACTTATTAAGTTTATTTTTTCTTGAGATGATGACTCATTGCCATAACCTTTGTTTAAGTTTAATGCCGCGGCTCCTTTAGGTTTGTTGTACATAGTTTTATTTTTTAGTGTTTTTATTAATTGCGTTTTGACGTTTTGTTTCGTATTCACTCATACTACCATCTTTGTCTAAGTCTCCTAACATTGAAGCTGGTGATTTATGATCAGCTATATTATTTTCTAAATAATGTAAACGAGCACTTGCGCTTAAGTTTTTATCATAAGCTTTATTAGCATCATACTTTTCGTCTTTTTTCTTACTGAATTTTGGGTGATTTCCGGTATATTGACCGTAATGTCCTTTTTCCATTTTATTTCTTTTTATTTTTATTACAAAAGTTTTTAGCAGCTCCAACGCTTCCAAATCCCCATTTTTTTAAAGCCATTGCTTTTTTAGTTGGCTCTCCTTTAGCATCTTTCATTGCTCCTTGCATACCCGCAAATCTACAGGCAAAAGAAACTCTACGTGCACTTTTACCCGTAGTTAATCTTTTACCTAGTTTTTTACCTGTTTCTTTAGTGTAATCAGAACGCATTGACTTGTTCTGTTTTTCGTAAGATTTTTCTGTAATTTTAAAAGGACTGTTTGATGTCATTACTATACTTTAATTATTACTTCTTTTCTTTAAGTTTTACCCATTTAGTTACTGTATATCCGATACTTATAAGTAACAGAATAACTTTTAAGGTCACCTCTATATGCGTCATGCTTATCGCTAATGTTAATGCGTTGGCTGCCAGCAGTTTGATATCTCCTGTGGCCATTTTTATTTTCCTTTAGCTAATTGAGTAATAGGTCCAGATCTGTACATTGTTGGAGCTTTTAAAACTTCCATACCTGTAATACCAGAACTTGATCCTTTTCCGTGTAAACGTCCTGTTTGATCTAAGGGTCCGTCCCAAATAGCCGATTCACCTACTACTCCACTTGAACCTTTAGTCGCTTTTTGATGTGCTTTATCGTTGTGCATAATTTATTGTTTTTTGTTTCTATTTATATAAACGGGTTTGGGCGAAGGAGTTCCTTCTGTAGATCGTGTTATTCCTTCCATGTGTTTTGGAATTACAAAAGTACTATTTGTTGAAAATATAGTATCTTTCTTTTTTAAATTAACTACCATCTGTTTTCCTTTGAATTTTTGTATTGGCTCGTAATCTTCTATATCATTTACACCCATATCTTCTGCTACTGTTTGATCTAAATAATCACCCGGCTTTGCGTGGGTATGACCTTTTGCTCCTCCATGACCTTCCGTATGTAAAGGTGTGCCTTTCATAGCTAGCATAGATGCTCTTTGACCACTTCCAAATAATTGAGAAGCTACATCGGTATCTCTACCAATTGACTGATTACCAACTGGGTTTGAATCCATTTCAAGGATTCTGTCTCCGCCGCCGCCATACGATCCAGTTT